GTCGCCCTGACCCCCGTGTGGACGTGGACGGGGATGCCGAGGGCGCCGGCGCGGGCGCAGAACGACAGATCCTCCCCGATCAGCTGGCCGGTCGTCGGGTTCGGCGCCATGTCGTACCAAACCGGCCCGTATTTGTCCGCGATCCGCTCGAACACTGACCGGTGGATCAGGATCAGCGCCGACCCGGTCCCAGCGCACCGGGTCACCGTGTTCACCGGGTACCCGAACCGGACCGAGAATCCTTCGCGGCCGCCGGGCAGGTGCGTCCAGTCGAAGATGGTGGGGGTCGCCGCGCACCGCCACCCACCGGTCCCATCACCACGGGTCTCGATCTGCGAGAAGCACAGGCCGCCGACGATCGGCCGCTGCACCGGATCCGCCGCCTCGAGCAGCCGCTCAGCCGCATCGGCGGGGAAACCCATGTCAGTGTCGATCCACAGCAGCCACTCCGCGTTCCGCTCACCCAGGAACTCAGCCGCCGTCTTGTTCCTGGCCTCCGGCACACCGGCGGCGCCGCAGCGCATCGCGATATACCCGCCGCGGATCACCCGGGCTTCGCGGGTCATGTCATACCCGATGAGCTCAGTCATCGAGTGATGCCACGAGTAGCCGACCTCGTCCGAATGGACGTAAGCGACTGTCACCGCCGGGGCTGGCTCAGCCTGGACTTCTGGCCCCGGATCCGCTTCCGCGGCTGTCACGGGCGTCCCGCAGGCGCACGGCGGTGACCGCGGACCACCGGCTCGCCCTCATCATCCACATCCACGTCCGGAGGCAGCGTCATGACGTGCGGCGGCTCACCAGCCCACGTCAGGCCGAACCGGCAATCAGCAGTGAACAGATCCGGGCGCGCCTTGACCAGCGGGTCATCAGCGAGCCAGTGGGAGCCCATCTGAACATGGATGGGGACGCCCAGGTCACTGGCGACCATCGTCGTCTTCGCGAACACATGCGGCAGATTCACTCGAACCCCAAAGCGGCCAGCCGGGCATTCACCGCGGCGATCAGCTCCGGGTTGCCGGACTCCTGCGCAGCCGACCGGTCAGCGAGGAGCCCCTGCACCACCGGGTCACCGGACTCGGAACCCTTCGCCAGCTCCGGCCCCGGCGGCGCCGCTGGCGGCTCCGGGTCCGGGGGTGGCGGTGGGGAGACCGAACGCGCCTCACCCGGCGCCGCAGTCGCGGCCTCAACAGGCTTGCTCTTGTCAGCCAAAGGAATCCTCCTGGCAGGGTGGCTCCGGGTACCGCAGCTTGCCCGCTCACAGGCCGCGGCACCCGGAGGTGTAAAGGGGTCAGACGATTCGGAGCTGGAAATCGACCAGCCGCGCACGCTTCTCGCGGTTACACCGCCAGTGCGCCGTCGCCACGTTGGAAGGCGCATCCACGCCACCCCGTGACAGCGGCACGATGTGATCGATCGTCGCCCCGTTGGGGTCAGTACGGGCAGCCGTGCGCTTCACCCGCTTCCCGCACAGGTAACAGCGCCAGCCATCCCGCTCGAAGATCTCGCGGTCGGTGTAGGGCTCTGCGCCGGCTCCGGCACTGCGGCGGCGGGCGGCTTCGCGGCCCGTCATGCGCCCCCGGCATGACGGTGAGCACCACCGCGCGTCCGCCTTGCGCGCAATGAAATTGCTACCGCACTCAACACATTGCAGGGCGAAGTCTGCCCGCGCACGAGGTGGAGCGCCATCTGCCTTGCGCACCTTGTACGCCTTCTGCGCGCAATAGCCGTCCGGGCAGTACATCTGGTCCCGGCGCCGGGGGATGAACGGCTTGCCACAGTAGGCACAGCCACGCTCTGGCTGTTTCGGCGCGGGGAGCCTGCGCCGGTTCTGTGACCGGTTGTGCCTGCGCGCCTTGCACTCATCCGAGCAGAACAGCCGCGGGCGGCCTAGTTCAGCCTGAACAACAGGACCACCGCACTCAGCGCACTCCGTGGCCCTGACCGGCGCGTTCTTCTTGATGAAGTTCGCGTTGGCCACCTTGCGGCGGCACTTCTCCGAACATCTGACCTGGGGCTTCCCGCCAGACGTGCGGGGCATGAAAAGCACCCCGCACGTCTGGCAAGGTATCTGTCTCTGCATACGAACAATCTATCAGATTCGTATGCACAAACACTTAGGAGTTCACGAGCAACCTGAAACCTAGGTCGTTAGCGCTGTTCCCACCGATCCTCGCGTAGGCGAACCAGCCGCGCTGGCCGGTCGGCCTGTTGTTCGTGACGTCGAACAGGGTGGGCACCAGTTCCACGGACATGCCGCCGCGGCGGGCGATGACGTAGTTCTGGAAGTCGCCGACCACTGCGAGCCCGATCGTGGCCGAGGTGGACGTGGTGCTGTCCGGCATGTACGGCGACTCGTAGACGCCGCGCCGGAACAGCGAGTCAGTCCACGCCTCTGGCAGGTTGACCGTGTACGCGTGGTAGACGTTGCTGGTGCCGAGCTGCCGGATCTGGTTGTTCATCTGCACCGACATGAGCCACGACGCGCCACGGCGGAACCGCTGCGGGAGCGCCTGCCACACCTTGTACGGGTCCGGTGCGCCCACCGAGCCTGCGGTGGTGAGGGTGACCCGGACGTTGGTGTTCGCGGACAGTGCGGTGAGGATGCCGGTCGGCTCGGTGCTGCCAGCGCCGCGGGTGAACTTGTCCACGATCAGCTCGTCGTAGCCGGAGGCCAGCAGGCCCGCCATCTCTTCCGCGAAGCCGGGATAGTCCTGACCGAGCTCGATCGAGTACGGCAGAAATCCCCTGGCCATATAGACAGTCGTCGATGGCTGCGCGAGAGTCGGCGAATCATCCGAAACGGCAGACCCCTCCGCGTCGAAGGACCAAGAAACGCCGGCCGAGCTAACGCCCTTCCAGGCGTTGGTGTTGATGTCCACGATCCGGCACAGCTGCAGGAACGGGTTATCCGTCCCCTGGCTGGTCATGATGATCGAAGGATCGATCAGCACCGGTATGCCGTATCCACCGGCGGTGGTGGTGCCTTCGGACATGGCCCGGTATTCCTCGTAGGCCCGCATGGCGCGGCGTTCCTCGTCGTCCCACATCGCTGCGCCTTGCGGGTGGGTGACGGCCTTCTGCCACGCCGACCGGTAGCCCTCGTTTTCGGTGACGAGGATCCGCCGGGCGATGTCGGTGTTCTTGCGGATCTGCCGTTCGACTTCGTCCTTCTGGTCGGACCGCAGGTGCGCGGACGCGTTCCGGTCGTCCAGGACGCGCAGCGCCTTGTCGCGGGCCTCGGGGACGGCCAGCCTGCGGACGTCGCCGTAGGGGTCGACGTCGCGGTTGTACTGGATGTCGTTGAGGGCCTGCACGACCGCCTTGGGGCGCCGGCGCATTACCTCCTGGACCGCACGGTCCTCGTCGATCCGGGCGATGGCCAGATCGCGGAGCTTCAGCATGTACGCGAACGCCTGCTGCTCAACGGGGGTCTTCTCCCGCAGTTCGCCTTCCTCGGTCTGGTGGAGGGACCGCAGGCGGGCGTCAACGACCTTGACGAACGCTTCGAGTTCGGCTGGGGTCTTGCCGCGCAGTTCCTCCGGGTACTCAACGCCCTTGAGGTCGGCGGCGTCCTTGCCGCGGATTTCGTCCAGGATGTCGGGGGTGCCGGTGTCATCGGACATCAGATTCTTACTCCTTTGATGCCGCGGAGGGCGAGGGCTTCGCCGTCCGCGCGGAAACGTTCGGACAGGGGGTTTGACCGCACGCTGCTGCCTGCTGGCGTGGGGCCGTCCCGGTCTGTCGCCGCCATGGCACCCGCCGGTGGCTGCCCGATGACCGGAAGCTCGTCGAACTTGTCGAGGATCGATCTCACTGAGGCCGTGGTCGGCTCGTACGCGGGGAACACCACGGGGCCGAGCTCGGGGACGCTGACTGAGGTGAGGGTGCGCAGGGGGATGTCGCGGGCGCGGTCCCACGACTCGCCGCCGTCATCGACGGTGAACCGGAAGCTCATGCCGGTGAGTGCCCGGTCGGCGACGGCGTCGCGGACGGGCTGGATGAGCCAGTTGTCGGTCAGCCGGGCCGTGATGTAGAGGCCGTTCGGGTCTTCCCGCGCGTCGGTGATCCGCCCGAGCGGCATCGTCCCGATGAGCGGGTGCTTGCCGTGGTCGAACATGAGCACCGGGTACTGGCCTGCGGCGATGGCGCGGAACGCGCCGGGAGAGATCTGCTCGTCGAAGTCCTCGTCCCACCCGGCGATGCGGGTGGGGGTGTCGTAGACGGCGGCGTATCCCTCGAAGGTGAGCCCGTCGCCGTTCGATTCGGTGGAGGCGACGTCGAACGGGACGGTGCGGTACTCGCCGTCCACGGGGGCGGAGTTGCTGTCGCTGATCTCGATGCCGAACTTCTTGCACGCCGCCATGATCCGCGACTTCACGCTGGACAGCGTGACCCCGTTGAGCGGGTACTTGGCCGCGTTCGCCGGCTTGTTGATGTACGACCAGGCGGCTTTGGCGTGCTCTTTCGTGTCGATCGGGTACTTGCCGTTCTTCGGGTCGGCATACTTGACGTCGCCGTACGGCTTGTTGTCTGCCATGCTCCGGCCCTTCTTGTGTTCCTGGCCTGGCCACACGCCGAGAGCGTCGTGGTGCGCCTTCGCGCAGTACCCCTTCGGGTCACGCACGTACTTTCCGAGGTGGTGCACACACCGGTCGAAGTCCCCAGGGGTGCCCCAGCCGATCTTCGCGGCGCCTTCGCCGTGGACCCAGTACTCGTGGAGCTGCTCGGTGCCTTTGGGGTTGGTGACCGCACCAGCGGCACGGCCTGCCTTCCCGTCCTCAACCTCGACGTCGCTGCGGTCCCACACGTACCGGCCGCTCATTTGCGCCCCGGCGGGATCAGTTCCAGCTTCAGGTGCATCACACCGCCCTTACGGCCCACCGCAACCACCTTGAACCGCGATCCCGGCGCCAGGATCAGTTCCCGCGATGCTCCCGCGCCCGCTTTGGTGCCTTTGGGCAGCAGGATCTCCGCCGTCGCCGGCTTGCGTGCCTTCCCCACCGCCTGCACGTCATCAGTCAGTGGGCGGCTTTGGGGTGCCCTTGTCGGGGAACCCGAGCGGCACCCCCGGCTCCGCCCCGGCTGTGAGCGGGTCGGCGACCAGCTGGCGGGGTGTCAGCGGGCCCGACTCGAGCACGCCCAGGTTCAGCCGGGTGACCGCTTCCCGCACCGACTCCGGCGAGTACCCGGCCCGGACCAGCAGGTCCGCTGCGGCCGCGCCGAACTGGACGGTTTGCGCGGCGACCAGGTCGGTGTGCGGCGGCTGCAACTGCACCGACACGAGGCCCGAATGGACGAGCTGGGTCATGTCCTGCCCGGTCACCGCGTTCACCGCCGAATCCGCGGTGAACCCGTCCCGCACCAGCGTCGCGATCGTCAGCGCCTTCACCTGCTCGATCTCCGCCGCGTCCTTCGCGTCTTCGCGGAGGACCGGCATGTCGGAGGTGTCGAACCACAGTTCGGCGCCGTCGGGGACGGCGACCAGCGGCGCGAGCGTGGACGCGAGGTTCTGCAGGGTGGGGAAGATCCACGAGTCGGCGAACATGCGCCGCGCGGCGGCGAAGTTCCCCGCGTTCAGGCTCGACCCGGCCAGGCCCTCGCTGATGCCCAGCAGGGGGGCGGGGACGCGGGACAGGAACGCGATCCGCGTCTCCCCAGCACCCTGGACGGCCTTGAAGTCCATCTGCTGCATGTCCGACCCGATGACCGTCGCATCCGCGCCAGCAGTCAGGTACAGCGTCTTGTAGGCGTTCGCGACGCCGGAGTGGCCTTCTTCCATCATGGCCACGACCTGGTCGAACTGGTCTTTCGTGACTGCCGGGATGCCCTTGATCACCAGATTTGGCGTTGCAGCGTTGGAGAAGAAGGTGATTTTGTGCTGGGAGGCGAGCTGGTCGCC